CTACAGGTAACACTGGAGCAACTGGGGCAGCAGGTACAAATGGAACCAACGGTACCAATGGAATAAACGGTACTAATGGAACAGCAGCAACAGTAACTGTAGGAACAACTACAACAGGTGCTACAGCAGCAGTTACTAACAGTGGAACAACAAGTGCTGCAGTGCTTAATTTTGTTATTCCTTCAGGTGGTGGGGCAAGCACAGGTTCTCCATTGATAAACATGGTAAGTGAAGGCTTTGAATTCTTTGATGACTTTTTAGTTTTACAGACTTCAAGCAGAGCAATACCAACGCTTGCAGGTACTTCAGGAACAGGTAATACAAATACATTACTGACACAGTATACAGATGGGACTCATATTGGAGCATTAAGCCAAACTGCTACTGCTGTGGGTAAAGCAGTTCTTGCAGAAACTTATGCAGGTCCAGATTACCCTGTAGTTAAAACATTTCAATTCAGAACAAAAGTCAAGCAACTATCAACTCCAACAGAAAACTTTGTTGTAAAATTAGGATTAGCCTATAACCACTACAATGTTGCTTATAACGCAGGACCTATGGCTGCATTCATATATGACAGTCAAATGACAAATGCTTATGGTGGTGCAGGAACTACTGCTTCACCTAACTGGCAGATTGCAACTGGATTTGGTGAAAATCTAAATCAGGTTGGAATGACATTTTATAACACTGGGATTCCTGTTGATTTGAATTATCACACATTTAAAATAGTTTCTACACCAGCCTCTTCAGTTTCTCAAAGTGCAATTACATACCAATATTATTATGATGGCACATTAATTCATACAGCAACCCAAGCAAGTCCTTCTGGAAGTTTTACATCACTTAGTGCTGGTACAGGAATATACAAAAATGTTGGAACTACAGCAGTTAATATAAATACTGACTATTGGTATTTAAAATGGAAACCATTAACTCCCAGAATATAACTAAGTTTTAACCTTAGTAATAAACATGCTGTATAATTGATATGTACGCATGACATATGCGTCACCTCCCCAGTAGGGGTTTGAGGAACCGTTGCCAAGCCTTTACTCGCCTCTACTGGGTCTTAGAATTTAGAAAGAGGTTAGGACCCACAGGCGAAAGGTGCCTATTTCCTAACCTCTTTAATCTAATTATATTTCAGACCACTGACATTTCTATAAGTTACTGGTCAGTAACATAAGGTATAAGAAAGTGTGGCGTAGGTCACAAAAGTATGCTATACTGATATACATAGGCACATAAGGCAACGGATAGGCATCAACAAGCCACACGAAATCCACACAAGCCACACATAGCCACAGAAGTACTTAATAGGCACCCTGATAACCACCCTGCTGGAAGTCAAGGGAAAAGAGTTTTCTTACAAGAGCGTTCTTCCTCAACCTATTGAGAATCAATTAAGAATCCACAAACCAATGTGGCATAAGCAATTTATGGAGTGTCAGCACGAGTCCATATTTGAGCAGGTCAATAGAAATATTGAGTGAACACTTAGTGCGAAGAGATATCTTCAATAAGAGATATACGAAGTTTAAGACTTAAGTCCCTTAAACACCTTATATAAATTCTATATAAGTATATATATCTCTTCAGGACACGGCTTATGGCTCTTGCATACAACAAAACAAAAAAGAATATAAAACATAATGGATAGTTATGTTTACTAACAGAAAGAGGCAGAAATGAAGTTAATAACAAATCAGGCAGAGAAGATTATTTGGTTTCCAGAAGACTGGAATGAAAGAGATGACAAAAATCTTAATCCAGATACAGATGATATGTATGAACGCTAAAAGAGGTAGACCAGCAACAGGTAGAAATCCTAAAGGTGTTAATGGCAGTTACTATGTTATTGACCCTACAAATTATTCAAGGTATCTGAAGCGAACCAATGAACAAAGATTATTAGATGCATACAACTATATATATGAACAAGCATTTGGTAAGCCAATGGGTTGGAAGGTTCAGAAAGATTTCTACGAACATAATATAAAGGGTGTATAATAGAGTATGAGTTTAAGTAGTTGGGATAATGATTACAGAGATGGGCTTGTAGGTGAGAGCCTTACTGCTGACATTATTCAAACGGCAGAAGTAAAGACAGATTATCAATGGCAGAAGACAGGTAACTTCTACATAGAATATGAATGCTGGTACAACAATGAAAATAAATGGAAACCAAGTGGTATAGAAGTTACAGAGGCTAACTATTGGAGCCTTGTAATGCCTGTAGGAGCCTTGAAACCAGTTGTCCTTGATGTTCCTACCAGTCTGCTAAAGAAACTCTGCAAACAGTCTCCAAAGGCTGAAATGAATGATGGAGCAAATCCAAGTAAAGGTTATCTTGTGAAGGTTTCACAAATATTTGAGGCAATGCGAAATGCGGCAGCCTAAGATAGGTTTTCCTGATAGTCCAACATATTATCTTGAGAAATATAAGCATTCTGTAAGACCAAGACCATGTGATAGATGTGGTCAAGCAGCCTATTACTGGCATCCTGATTGGTCATATGTATGTGCACCACATTTGCTTGATTTGGTGTGTGTATGGGAAGCCAAGATTGATTGGAAAGAATACAAAGAAATAGATAGCAGGATGGAACGACTACTAAAGCGTTCTCCTTATTCAGGAACTCCCCTTGTACATGAATGGGCACAACCCCTTAGTTATCAGGTAGATGATGAAGAAGGGTGAGGAAGTACCTGATGGAGCAAAGATTGTTTGGTACTGCACAGAGTGTGGATGTGGGTATGAGAAGTGTTGTCCAATGGGCAAGGAAATAGGGTGGGTACAAGATGGGCTATAGCAGCACGGTATACAAGAAGAACAGAAAGATATTACTAAGTACTAATCCCTCATGTATTACATGTGGCAATGTTGCAGATACGGCTAATCATATAGTCCCTATTAGCAAGGGAGGAGGAGATGGGTTAGACAACCTTGAGCCTATGTGTCATATGTGTAATAGCACATTACAAGATAGAGATATAGCAAGGGTCAGGATGCAATGGTTTAACCCTAAGTACAAATGACAGGTATTGAATTGATAATGATGTGTATGCAACTATGGATAATCATGTATCTATTGGGTAGGGACCTATTCTGATATATCCCGCATCCTCCAAACCTAATAACAAACCTTATAAATAGTGTTCCAGATATGCACAATATGTGGATATAAAGGTTTGAAAGGTTTGATGGTTTTTTATATATCTACAGGAAACCCCGCATCCTTTGTTGAAATACAACCAAACTATAATTAGTAAATCAGGAGGCAGAATGAGAACAGGATTAACGCAAGGACCAAGGGCACATAGACTTATTAAGTCTGATTTTGAACCATTGGTATTAGATTTAACATTAGAGAATGCAGTAATAGCATCCATCAGAAGTGCTACATGGCTTGAGGATGCAGACTTAGGAGCAGCACAACAGGCTGTTCTATTGGCTCAAACAATGGACCAAATGCCTGATAGAAGGCATCAATTGGCTCCCATTCTTATTGGGTTATTAAGCAATTTAGGGCTTATGAACAATAGACGACAGGATTTGAGCATAACTCCACAAGAAATGCTTGCACAGATTGCAAATGGGTCTTAATGGAATGGCTACCTACTCACTACACCTCTTCACTTGATGAAAACCTCATTACAGATGGGGACAAGTTAATAAATGTAGTAGAAGCCATATGGAAGTTACCTGAAAAGCACAATGCAGGTCTGGTTTTAACAGATTGGCAGAAGTGGCTAATACGCAGGGTATTGGAAAGATATCCAGATGACCATGAAGACCCTGAATTAGCAGGAAGACTTAGATACAAACAGGTCTGTATCTCAATGCCAAGAAAGAATGGTAAATCTTTAATAGGTGCCTTGTTTGCACTCTATGGAATGCTCCTACATGAACCAGCACCTGAAGTTATCTCTGTAGCAGCCTCTGCAGACCAAGCAAAGATTGTTTATAGACGATTACTCCACCAAACCCAAACCTCTGACATATTAAAGTCTCTCTTCTCTCGTTCTACAGAACATAGAGGACTCTGGACTTCAGACGGTACAGGTGTATATAAAGTAATTGCTGCTAAGGCAGGAACAGCACAGGGACTCCATCCATCCCTTGTTGTATTTGATGAGTTGCATGTGGCTAATGAGGATGTATGGACTGCAATGGCTCTGGGTTCTGCCACAAGACCTGACGGTATAACAATTGGTATTACTACAGCAGGAGATGACACTTCTGAACTATTAAAGAAGTTATATGAGCGTGGTGCTAAGTCAGTAGATGAAGATAAGAACTTTGAGAGGTTTGGCTTCTTCTGTTGGGAGGCTCCACAGGGTTGTGATGTGTTTGATGAGTTTGAAGTACGCAAAGCAAACCCAAACCTTGCTTCTGGACTACTTTCATGGGCATCAGTAAAGAATGAATTAGCAACAATGCCAGAGGCAGATGCTCGTAGATATCGCCTAAACCAGTTTGTTTCCAGCATGAATGCGTGGCTTCCTGTAGGTACTTGGCAGTCATTACCTTATGGAACTTGCTCAAGAGTGCAGGTATTTGCAGTAGATAGAACTCCAGGGTGGGACCATGCATCAATAGTTGCAGCCACTTTAGAAGATGGAGACATTGTTTCCACAGAGTTAGTTGCATCATTTAATAACACCAATATTGATGAATTAACAAGGGCTTGCGTTGGATTATCTAAGTTTGGTGCACCTTTTATTGTT